ACGGGTTTGTAAACCCTTATTATCAAAGTGCGTAACTTGCGTTACTACTTGGAACATAACCACTTCTCAATCCGTCGAGCTTATCTAAATTATCAGATAAGGTTGATATGAAATAACTTTCATATGGTTTAGAACCCAAATATGTAGAAGATTCAATCATGTAATTTGAATAATTTAACTCAGTTATTTTATTCAATTTACTAATTGACATTCTTCATACTTGGTCCATATAGACAATTTTCTGGTTTGTTACTCGAATATTTTCAAGTAATTTATCAGGACTGTCTATACGGAAATCAGAAATTGCATCAACTAAATCAAGATTGGGTTTAGAAGCTATGCTTCTTACCCGATTTCGAATAGTGAGCAATTTTTGATATAAACCATGGACTATTGGATTAAACTTTAAATATGTTTTATCATATTCAGGGTTAAAAGTTTTTAAAAACTTTTCATGATATTGCATCAAGGAGTTAGTACTCCTTTCTGCCATATCTTGTAATCCAAGGGAAAAGACTCTATTCAGAAATGAATAGATTTCGTCTTCATTCATAATATTTAATTCTGGGATATTAACATATGTATAGAAATAATTTCTTATTTCTTGATATGTTAGTACTCCTTTATTAAACCTTATGATCATTACTGTAGTTTCAACTAATCTTTTTAAATAATTAGGAGACATATATCTCCCTCTTATTCTTAAAGATTTTAGAGACTTCAGTAATAGTTCCACCGTGTTTACTGTTAATAAGGATGGAATATGGTGAGTGTATTCATAAATTATATTTATTATAATTAATGGATTCCTCATATTATTCATTATCCCTCTTAATGGTAAACCAGATATTTCAACACCTTGGAATACTCATCTCTTTGCAAATTCATATGTATTTTTAGATACATGTGTCTTTGCGGTAGAGATGTCAACTCCAAGTTTGGTCATTATCTGAATATATTTTCTAGCAACTTTATCGTCGTTTATTACGATATCGTCACCTAGTAATATATATTTGTTAAATGTTTTGTATCCACACAGATGTGCAGATCATTGAACAACCAGATGATGAGTCAAAGTGAAAACTGCTCATGAGGAGTAAGCCCCCATTGGTTGACCTACTGAATATTTCAGTATGTTTCCCTCTGGAGTCTCATATCCTCTATCTATGAGCAGTCCCTTTCAATTTACAGCAAAGTCTTCGGAATATATTTTTCCTAATAATTTTGTCTGTAAGCTAATTGGGAATCTATCAGTGGCAGAGCTTAGATCTAATGATCAAAAGCTATTCCCCATAGTTTTCCCTCAAGCATGGAAGGGATCCTGAGTATAAGTTCTATCACATGGAAAATTCTTTAATAACTGAAGAATTTGGTCATGGATAGGTCGAAGAATTCATTGGCTATAGTAATCAACCATAGCTATGACTCTTCGCTTTAACTCTGGATCTTCCACTATTGACAGTTTTCCGGTAGATTGTGGTGTTTTATTTAAATAATGGAAAGAGCGATGGTCACTATACACATGTTCTAAGACAGGTGTAAAAATGATCTTTGCTAAAGGACCTAAGATATTAGTAATATATACTAAAACCTTGGATCCAGTTTCCATCATATAAAATAATCCATACAATCCTGACAATGTAGCTTTCCCAAATGGGGATGATTTACTACTAATATAGTGTAAATCATTATCCCATGAAGGAAGGTTACACTTAAGATTGAAATCCTTTATAAATTTTTCTATATAAAAGTTAGGAATTGTATATTCCTTTCCTTTATATGGATTAGTTATTGAAGAATAATCAACCTTAGGAATCTCTTTATTTAGAGGTTTTAACCCTCTAGTAAATGATAGAAGAGATAGTAATAATCTCTTTCCATCTTTACTTTTGGTTAAACCCTTTAAATAGAGAAATTTTGTTGGAAAACCATCAGTTACTGAGACTAACGCAGCATTTGTAGTTAGTGGATGTCCACTTATAAATCTTGTTATATGAAGTTTAACAGCTTTCATATACTTGATTGTAAATGGTAATCCATTAACCTTATGCATTGTTGTTACATCATATAAAAATCTTCGGATTAAATGTTTATGTCCAAATATATTTGATAATAACCTTATTATTAATAAATTGGATGTTTTCATTAATTCAAGTTTTAATATGCTGTTTACAGCTTGCTTAATCTTAAGTAGCTGGTTCCGTAACTCCAATTGAAATTATCGCATGGTGGAACACTCTGTGGAGGTCCTATTAGATGTAATTAAATACCTCTTATAGGTGGCCTGGTACTATTGTACCTTTTAAAATCTGAAGAAATTCAG